GTCATATGATAAGCAGTCGGAGGCACTGGAAAAATCTATAGTGGCAGTTTTGCCATGTATAGACGCTTCACAGGCCTTGTTCCGGTGCTGATCGGGTAAACGCTCTACATCAAGACCAAAATTACGAAGTCTTGAATACATGGCTTGCATTAAACCCTGTTGAAAATACATATTCCAAGTAGGCTCAATAGCAATCATGCGGTCAATCTTCGCAGTCTTAGGGACTGTTGTTGAACGTGATCCACGACATAAATCGAATACCTCGGCATTATTGCCAAGAGTCCTGTTATGAATAACAAGGGCTTCTGAGAGACGAACATCGTACTCAGAAAGGTATTTCTTTACTAGTGGGGTTACGCGCTCAGTACAAGAGATAGGATAGGTCATCTTGGATTCAATTGAGGTATCATTAAATGATACGCCCAGAGAAGTACCACCGGTATTTCGGCAGCCAAGGAACCATTCTTCTTCACTTAGAGGTGTTAGGACCGTATGACACACATGTCGAGCTATGCTTAACATGTGCGAATGTGAGTCCCTATGCGGATCAGATCCAGGCAAATACAAAGCCCGTTCTGTATACCGCCCCATATGCTCATTAATCTTCAAGAACTTATTGAATGTTAACGAACGTAGGGTTTCCGAGTGAAGACTTGGATCAAGATATTTCTTTAGAAATTCCTGTTCCTGAGACCTCTTGTAGAAAAGAAACGCGCCTGTACTTGTGCCGTACTCAGTTGTGGCACTTGACAGATCACGATTAAGGGCTACTGAAATGGAGGTTATTATTTCAGTAGGATTAAAGAGCGGATTCTTCCGAATCTTCTTTGTCGAACACTTCTTTACCTGTTTCCGGTGTATCATTGGTTATTTCCAAGTGGTATAAGGGAATGGGAAAATTAGTGCAACCTGGAATGAAAATCACGACCCAAGCGAAGGCACAAAATGCCAAACGTTTGAACCGATGAATTTTCATTAGGCAACACTCAACTTATTGTAAAATCCATCAAGATCTGATGAGATTATTACTTGGCCAACTGTTTCACGTATAGCGTCCAT